GTTATTTCTGAGCCCCCGATCATCACCACGATGCCACTTCACATGATTCCGCAAGTCGCCCACGCTATGGTGCGTGCAGCTGCTACAGGACGTCTTACCTTATACACCAAAACCAGAACTGAGACCACTAACCTTGATCACGCCGAGTACGTCACCTGCGGGCGGTACACCATCTGCGCCTTCTGTCTCACGACTTTGGCCCCTCACGCTAACGTCAAGACCATCCAAGACTCCCACGCTTGCTCCCGTCAGCCAAACGAAGCCATTCGCTCTTTAGTCGAAGTGAGTGACAAAGCGCAGATCGCCCTCGTCGGTAGCCGTACCGTGGACTATCACGAATTGGATGTGAAAGCTGGATTCGTCGCCCCAACAGCAGATGAGACAGTCGCCCCCTCCAAGGACATCGTCGAACTTCCGTTTCGCACCTGTGACTTAGATGATTCTTCTGCCACCGCCTGCGTCCGCAATCACTGCCAGGCCGGTCATGACGGCGTCACTCACCTCCCGATCCTTTCCGGAGATTTCAAATTGCCCAACGAGCATCCTACTAAACCGTTGGACGATACGCACCCCCACGATAAGGTGCTGACCCGTTGCCCCAAGACTGGCCTCTTACTTGTCCATGACACTCACGCGCACGCTACCGCCGTAGTTGCCACCGCCGCTACGAGGGCCATCCTCATGCATGACCTCCTTACATCGGCGAATGTGGATGATGGTCATCAAGCACGGTCTGCTTGTTACGGTCCAACGTTCAGTAACCTGACCTTTGCTTGCCACTCCACCTGCGCTTCAGATATGGCTCATTTTGACTGCGGCCAGATCGTTGGAATCGACTTGCATGTGGAGCCATCCGATTAAGCACCGGCCTACCCACCCGGTGCGGGTGTAGGGGTCTCTCGTTTCATC